CGCAACCGAGTGCGCGCCTTCTCGAGCGCGCCGTAGTACCTTGCACCCTCGAGCGCGTTAGGCTCGCGCACCAGCAGCCGGCCCTTCTGGCCCTTGACCTCTACCTCAAGCCACACATTCTCGTTGAACTCAATCATCCCATCCCCCTTGGTGCCGACTATACCGGCGAGTAGAAACCAATCGAACCAATGTCAGCCACGCTGTTGGCGTTGACGATGCCAGCAAACTTGAGCCCGATGTTGCGGTACCCGTTGCTCTCGCCTGGCGTCGGCCACTGCACCAGCTGCGGCTCGTTAAGGGTAAACACCACCGAGGTGTCGACGGCAATCGTTAATGTAACATCAAGCGCAGTGCTCTGTACAAGGTTACTCTGTGCGTCACCCCAGGCAGGCTGCAAGTTCTCAGACAGGTCAGCTACCTCAAGTTCAATCGAGGGCGAGCTGGTCAGAGAAATCATCGCGATGCCCATGCCGTATTCTTCCTTGGCATCGAGCACATCCGACAGCGCAAAGCCCGGGTCGTAGGTCACCTTGGCAAGAGCCGAGGTCGAGCCGCCGAGCGGTGAGATTACCGACAGGCTAGCGTTGGTGCCAATGAGCGGCGCAGGGTAGGTGTAGGTTGGAACCAACGGCGTGCTGTCAGTGACCGGCCGCCACTGGCCCTTGATGGACCACTCGACCATAATCTTGCCACCGGCCTCAAACGAGAACTTCGGGATGCACACGCAGCCCTTGGCCTCGTAACGCTTCGCACCAATCTCCTCGTAGGCAATCGAGAACGTCGAGCACTGGTTGTTGGCAACCGAGCGAGACGCCGACAAGTCGTAAAGAGCCTGGCTGATGAACTTGAAGTCGTTGGTGCCGCCACTCGCAATCTTGAACGGGCACGACCGCAGCAGAGCGTAGAGCACCGTGTTCGTGCCCGTCGGATTGGCAGTGAACGCATTGGAGCCGAAGTTCCAGTAGAGCTCGGTCGTGAAGCTGATGTCCCAGCCGATACCGCCGGTCTTGGCCGCGAGCTCACCGCCGTAGGGGGTCATGACATCAGCACGACGGATGATGCCAGGACCACGAGGCGTGAACTTAGGCGTGCCAACGGTCGGCACGAAGTCGCCGCCGGCAGGTGCAACGAAGGTGCCCGGCGTGGTCTCGAGCTTGATGTATACGCCGCTTGTATTACTCGCATTCAATACTTGAGCCATGGTCTACCTCGCTATGCCCCTGCGCTGGTGCACAAGGATTGTTGCTCTGATGGTCTGCTGTATGACCGTCTGCCCCGTGTCATCGAGGCCAACCGCAAAGTCGGTCGGGGTCACGCCTGTGCCCGGGTAACAGTTGAAGATGCCCGTCTGCACGAAGTTAGGGGTGTTCTGGTTGCGAGCATCGTAGTTCACGAAGCCATACACAGGGCTCGTGAGGATGAGCAAGATGCCCTCGATGTACGCACGCAGCGCCGTCTCGTAGGCCTCCTCCGTGAACGGGGTCACCGTCGACAGAGGCTGCGCCGTGCCGTTGCTATCGTAGTAGCCCCAGTCGGCATTCACCGACACCTCGAGCTCGTGCACTTGGTCCATGGCACCCAGCGCGTCGATAATCTCGCTCGAGGTGCGCAGGACCGTTAGACCAAACGCAGGCTGCTGCTCGGCCGTCCACTGCTGCCGCTGGCTCGTGTAGATGTTCGCCGTCTTAGGCGAAGGCAGTCCAGGCGCACCCATAGCCGTCAGGAAGGCGCTGTCACACACCGTCGGCCAGTTGGCCACCACCAGCGAGCGAGCCGTATTGCTGACGACTTGAGGGCCCCACGAGAGTGCTGCGCTCATGGCACGCCTCCACCGCTACCGCCGCCGCCGTTCATGCCGCCACCTACGCCCGTCGCGAGGCCGCCGGTAGCCATAAGGTAGCGAACCCCGAACTCGTTGCTCGTGATACCAATCTTGCTCCCCGCCGCGAGGTTCATGGGCAGGCGCCTCATGTGGTCACGCACCGCGTCAATGAACGGGTCGCCAAAGCGCACCAGAGGCCGCTTAGGAGTAGGCACGCTCACCACACCGCTCTTCTTGCGAGAGGTGCGACGCGTGTAGGCTCCAATGCCTTGGTCATGGTTCTTCGCATAGGACAGGTCGGTGCCGCACTCCACCTTGTTGCCCGTCACCTTCCACCAGTAGTGCGGTGCACCAGGTATGCACATGGCCGGCCAGAGCCGCTCGTGCTGGCCCTTGCTCTTGCTCTGTGGCCGAGCGTTCCAACGCAGGATGCCGCCCGGCTGAATCGTCTTCACACCGAGCGACCACCGCTTGATGGGCAGCCAGTAACGCTGCTCCTGCCGAGTGTAGCCCGGCCACTTAGGACCCGTCGACGCACCCTGCGTTGCGAACATCACCTTGCGGCTCTCAGCCCATGCCTTGGACATGTCATCGTTAGGACCGCCCCAGAAGTCGACCCACTGCTGGCAGTTACGGATGGCCGTCTCAAGCTGGTAGATGCCAGCATGATGGTTGTCCTTCATGGTTATCTTGAAGCTCTGCATGCCTACATCTTATCGGTGTTGGCATTCACTGCAAGCCGGGAACCGCTGAGGATGGTAGCTGCCGCAATCTGCGTGGGGTAGGTCGCATTCGTGTGCAGGATGTTGGGGCTGTTGATGCCCGTCGGCCGCGCGTTGCCCATGTCGCCCGGCAGCTTGCGCAGGCGCTCCATGAGGTCGTATGCCTGCTTATCCCACTCGTCGGCCGCCGTGTTGCTGTTCTGGTTACGCATGCGAACCACATCAGCAGCGAACTTGAGCAGGATGTAGCGCTGGCACATCCGGTACATGGGTGCCGTCGGCTGCGCATCGAGCCCCTGGACATCAACACCCATGCCCACGAGGAAGCCGTTGAGCTCAGCCGCGTGGTCCGTGATAATCTCATCGGCCTGCGTCGAGGTCGGCGTGCTGTCAGAGGCAAACGCGACCTTAGGCAGCAACCTGCCGATGTCCGTGCGCACTACGCCAAAGGTAAAGATTGCCATGGTGCATGCCTCCTTGAGTAGAACTGGGCGGGGGGATGAGCACCCAGCCCTACTCGAGGAGGGCGAGCCGAAGCCCGCCCCCGTTCAACCGACTACGAGAGGCCGGTGGCGAGACGGGCCCACTTGTTGGCCGTGCCGCCGAGGACCGTAACGCCGAAGTCGCTCTCGACGTACATGCCGACGCCAGCCGGGTTGTAGGCCGAGTACGAGAAGAGCTGACCGAGCGCCGCGTTCGGCTCCGGGGTCATGGTCTGCAGGAAGCCGCTGTCGCCGTAGGCCTCGGCAATTTTGAACAAAGCGACGTTGCCCGTGGTCATGACGACCGAGCCAGTCTGCGTGGCGATGGTCGGCAGGTACTGGGGCATAATCTTGAGCTCGATGGGCACGAGCAGCTTGCTGCCGAAGAAGGCAGAGAGCTGGGTCATGTCCGAGGAGCCAGCGCGGTACTGCGCCGAGCCGTCCGACTTGGACGCGATGCCGTAGCCCATCTGGAAGACTTCATTCTTCTGCATGAGGATGTTGGCAGTCGCGAGGTTGCAAGCCGCAACCCACTTGCCGCTCTCGAGGTCGCAGCCGTCGGCCGCAGACGCGAGGAGGAGGTTGTTGAACGTCTTCTGAAGCTGCGCCGCAGCCAGGCCACCGTCGGTGACCGCCGTGTTGGAGCCGTAGTTGCCGGTGTCGTTGAGGGCAGCGCCGACAACCGCAGCGTGGAGCTGAGCACCCTGCACCGCGAGCTTCTCAGCGTAGCGAGCCTGGATGTCCTCGCCACGACGCGCGAACTCCTCAATCTGCTTGAGGGTCAGAATCTGGTGGCCCCAGCGGTAGAGGCTGCTGTTGTAAGCGGCCGAGGTCACGCGAAGACCGCCCGGCATGGCCGGGGTGTCGTAGTTGACAGCCTGCGGAACCTGGTTGCTCACCTGCGCGCCACCGGCCTGCAGAAGCGCATCGTTCTCAGCGAAGTAGTGATAGTAGCCCTGACGGGTCTCGACCTTCACAACCGGCGAGAGCTCAGCCGCAACCTTCGAGGCAGAGCCCGTGCGGAAGAGCGAGATGCGCTGCAGAATGCCTGGGCGCAGACCACCGGTATTAACACCAACTGACGGGAAAGCATAAGCCATGACTGAACCTCAAGGTAGCGCACCCTCGGTGGGTGCAGTGTGGTTAGGGTGCGATGTACTGAATGATGGCCGGCTGAAACCGCATGAGGCACTGCTCGTTGGAGTCAGCGTCCGTCAGGGCATAGCCCCAAATCCAATCGTTGGCCGCAAGGATGATGTTGCCAGAGTCCGTGAAGCTGCCGTCTGCGTCACCAGAGTCGATGACCAGTGCGGCACCTGCAGTCACACCACCGTTGCCGCTGATGAGAACCTGAACAACGCAGCCGAGCTGGTCCACGAGCTCGAGAGCCGCGTCACCGATGGCCGAGGGGTAGGTGCCAGGAGTCAGGCTGTCCGTGCCCGTCACCACCACACCATACGGCACGGCCGTCGTAGTGGTCGCAACCGCCACCGCGTTGGCCGCGCTGAGGTACAGACCGCAACCTTCCTTGCTGGTGAGGTCTTCACCAATCAGGTTGATGATGTTCGGAGTCTTGTATGTGGTGGGGCCGAGAGCCATGGCTTAGACCTGCTTGATGTACGGCGCGAAGCGGCCGAGGAACTGACCACCGGCAGGAGCGGCCGTGAGAGCGTAGCCCCACACCCACTCGCCAACCGTGCCAGCAGCGGCAATGAACTGGCCAGAGCCGTTGACCTGGAGCGAGTCGCCAACCGCAATCGCGCCCGCACCAGCCTGAAGCTGGATGACCGCGCCGTAGGCATCAACAATCTCGAGCGCGCCGGCAGCAACCTGACCAGCGCCACCGTTGATTGAGTTGGCTCCGACAACGACGACGCCGTAGGGGAGCTCCGTCTGCACGGTCGAGAGACCGATGGTGCCCTGAGCCGTGAGCGTCACGCCACAACCCTCGCTGCCAGACAGGTCAGCGGTGATGAACGTGATTTGATTGGGGGTCTTGTAAGTAAGAGGTCCGAGAGCCATGGTCTGTCTCCTTGCCCGTCAAAGGGCGGTTGGTTGCTTAGTTGCCGCGCGTGGACTTGAGCTCAAGAACCGCGTCGGGGGTCTTGCCGAAGGACAGCCAGGAGGCCGCGAGGCCGACCGAGATGCTCTCCTTGTTGGCGAGCTGCGTGATGAGCGACCACTGGTCGTCGTCCGACAGGTCAGCGAAGTGCTTGCTGCCCGGCTTGAGAGCCTCAGAGAGCGAAGCCTCGCGCGAGCCAACGCCAACCGGCGCAACCGTGCGGGGGGCAGGTGCCGACTTCACAGAGGTGGCCGGCGCGATGTCAGCGAGCAGAGCCTCGAACTTGCCCTTGCCGGCAACGAAGGCGTCGGCAAGCATCGTCTCGGTGGCCGAGCTGACCTTGCGGTTGCCGAGAGCCGAGCGAACGTGAGCGAGCGCAGCCGTGCGCTTGGCAACGGCCAGCTCACGCTTGAGCTTGAGGACCTCCGACAGAAGAGCCTCATCGTCCTTGGGCTCCTCCTCCTTGACCTCTTCCTTGACCTCTTCAACCGCCTCCTCGATGCCCTTCGCCTTCTCGAGCTCAGCGATAGCCGCAGCCTCGATGGCCTCGGCCTCCTCGTTGAGGTCCGGGTTGGCAGCATGCGCCTCAGCGTGAAGAGCCGGGAACAGCTTCGCAATCAGGGCCTCGGTCGCCGCAGCGTCAAAGCCAAGCTCGGCACAGTAGGCAGCGCAATCTTCCTTGGTCATCATGTACTCACCCTCAGATAGAGATACCCCGCGCATGTCTGCGACTGGCACCTGTTGTGACTTGATTTGCGGGATGGTCACGAAGGAGACCTCGCCAATGGCGAACGGGTAGCTCGGTGACTCATCAAGCTCGGTGCCTGCCCATGCACGGATGTTGGGCGAGACGTAGGGCACCTCACCGGCATCGAACGCTGCGGCCCACTTGGGGCTCGTGATGTCGAGGCCACCATAGACCATCCGGCGGCTCGGCTGCTTGATGCCATGCCGCGCTGCCTCGTCCTTGGTCAGCACCACGATGCGGCGCAGATAGCCCGCGGCCGTTCCGTCCTTGGTGTGCTCGACCGCAATCGGAGGCGCGAAGTCAGAGAGCCAACGCTCGAGCGAGGCAACCGCATCATCGAAGTTGAAGCGCAGGTTTTCAGCGTCGGTCTCGGCCGCATCGAAACGCCAGGTAGTGCCGTGAGCGTTGATGGTGCCCTCGGGCAACAGAGAGACCCAGCGAAGCCCGGTGTCGTCACCGAGGTTCACGGTCTGCGTGCGAAGTTTGAGCCGGCTAGTGCGCATGCCCCCCTCTTTGCACCGTACCGCGCGCCACTTCTAGCCCCTTGCAGTGCGTTGCCGCTGTGCTATTGCAGCGACCGCTGCGCTAGTGCGGCACCATCGAACGGGGCGGTATTCTTTTGGCTACTCTCACACGTCGACAGCGCATGGTCCTTGATGCCCTGCTCATCTGCCACCGAAAGCCGAGCATGCACCCCTCGCCTCGGTGGATTGCCAACCACATCGAGCACTGGGGCGAGAAGGCCGTCAGAGCCGACATCGCCAACCTTATCGCCCTTGGACTAATCGAGGATGTCGAGGTTGGCACTGGCTCCTCTCCCAGCAAGTACCGACTCCACCAGTGCGACTGCACCTACTGTAAGAGGCCCTCATGAATGATGCTTTCAAGTCCTGGCACATCCCCCTCTCAGCCGAGGCCAAGGCCGAAGCCATCAAGCGCATCACAGAGCGGCACCAGCTCCTCCTCGAGGTCGGCCCTGTCGCCTTCGCTGCACTCGGCAGGTCCGACTTCAACCGCATCAAGGAGGTCGCTGTGCTGCATCGCGGGCAGTTCGTGCCCTCGCGAGACTACCTCGAGTAGATGGCGAACCAGCCGCACCGGCACCGGCCCGCACCGCCTAGGCAGTTGGGGTCCGGCAGCGGGGGCAGGTTCAATGACGACTTGTCTGCGCTGATGTAGTCAGACACCCGCACTCGCTCGCCCGTGTCGGCAGCTTTGCAGACAGAGCAACGCTTGCCGTCAGGGATGCTCGACCGAACCACAAACGTCGGCACCGCACCCACCGCCGCAGGGGCCTGTGCATACGTCGCCGTCCGTGCAGCCGCCTCTACCATGTTCCGGCTGTCTCGAGCCGAGTCGAGCAGCCCCAGTGGCGTGATGCGGCTCACCCATGTCGCTGCGTCGGCACCAGCAAGCAGCGCGTTCTCCACCTCGGTCTGCACACGGTTGGCAATCGTCTCGGCCGCCGTCTGCGTCATCGCTGCCGCCTGTGCGAACTGCTGCGAAGATGCGTTGGCCAGAGCCGCCGTGCCAGCTTGCACCGCCTCGGCAGACATCGTGTTCACCGGCGCATCGGGCAGTGACCGCTTGGCCTCGTCCAGGACATCGGACTGCACCGACGCGCGAAGCAGAGCCGCGTTGCTCGACAGGCTCTTGCTGTAGAGGTCGAGGTAGAAGAAGTAGATGCGGTCGCGCTCGCCCGCCTGCCACCCGTTCTTGAGGGCCTCCTTGACCGCGCCTCTGTGAGCCGACGCAATCGCCTCGATGCTCATCATCAGCTTCTCGTCGAGGTCCTGCCGCTGGTCAGCAAGGTCAACCCAGCCGACTACCTGCTCCTCTGGCCGCAGCTCGCGAGGGGCCAAGAACTCCTTGCCGTTCGCGTCGACTACAAGGACCCCTTCCCCTTCCCCGTCTGCAAGGTCGCCGTGGCTCTCACCGCAGCTGCAGCCCTCGTTGAGCCGGGCAGCGCGGTGGTGGGCAGCCGAGGCATAAGCCATCATCAGACCGCGCACCCACTGCTTGCATGCCTCGCCGCCTCGCAGCTGGTACGAGTGCCACGACGCACCCTTGTCGGCAAACGACTTGGTGCCAGACAGACGCGGCAGGTTGCTGCTGAACCACTCGGCCAGCTTCACCACCCGGTTCCATGCCAGGCGCTTGCCGGCCGCGAGGTCACGAGCCATCAGCAGCGCCTCGGTGTCGGAGGTCTTGCCCTTGCTCACAGACCGATGCGCCTCGAGGGCCTCGGCCGCTGCCTTCTTCACCGAGTCAGGCACGACCACATCGGGGTGTTCCCCGAGAGTCGCCGCGAGACTGGATGCCGAGGCCCGCTCGAGCTCGGCCACCTTCCGCTCGGCCCATGCCGCGCCGGCGTAACCTCCCCAAAGGTCCCAAGCGATGCGACCCGCCGAGGGGAACCCGTCCTCGCCCTGGCCGAACCCGTCCGCCTTCGCGTCCGAGGCGTGCCGGGTGAAGTAGGCCTTCATTCGACGCACCGTGTCGGCCGACAGGTTCTTGCGGTTGCTGATGTCGCGAGCCCGAGCCACGCCAACCTCGGTGCCGCCTCGGCCGTGCTCACGACGCCACTCGAGCGCGCGAGCTGCAGCCTCGACCATCCCCGCCGTCGGCTTGAGGTCAACATCGGACTCGGCCATCAGAGCGTCGGCAGGCTGCGTCGAGGCAGGCGCAAAGGCAGGGCTCTCACCGATGACCGCAGGCACCTCGATGTTCTCGCTAACCTTGACCTGCGGCACTGCGTCGGCTGCCGTCTGGGGCGAGGCAGGAGCAACAACCGAGGATTGCTCGGCAGTTGAGCCAGTAGGTGCAACATTTGCACTAACTGCCGCATCCACCGGCTTTGGCATCGCGAGCTGCGCAGCAATCATCGAGTCGGCCGTCGTGCGGCTCATGCCTGCAGACACCAGCAGAAGCGCAGCCGCCTCGGGTGCCAGCGGCGCAGGGTTGGTCGGGCTAGCCGTAAGCATGCCGAGCACCTGCTGCGCAATCTGAAGCGAGCCGACAAGCAGCGGCGCAGGCGTCTCGGCATCGACCTCAACCCCTTCCTGCACCGGCAGCTCAGGCGCTCCGATGACCTTGCGGGCCCAAGCCTCATCGCCCGGACCGCGCGTGATGAGACCCGCCTGGACACCTTGAACGTAGGCTGCCCAACCGTCCATGCCCGTCGTCATCTCGGCCGACTGCACCTGCACCCGCGGCAGCTTGCCAGTGTACCCTACGTCCTTGGCCAGCCACGCGAACATGCCGCGCGAGGAGCGGTCGAAGACGTTGTTGAGCCACGCCTTGGCCTTGCGACCCGCTGCCCCGTCGAGCGTCTCGGCCATGGCACGAGAGCCGAACTGCGCAATGCCGGCAAGCGGCGCGTTGAGCTTCTTCTCAATCTGACGGTCCCAGTACTCGAGCTGCTCGATGACAGCCGGTGCCGTGCCAGAGGGGTAGCGCATCTCAATGTCCACCTGCTTCGGCCGCAGGAGGTACTTGCGCTGACCATCTTGGAACTGCTGGCCGAACGTGTTGAAAGCCTCGATGTCATCCTCGGTGACCGAAGGCTCGTAGGCAATGTCCAGGAAGCCCCACGAGAGCTGGTTGTAGATGCCCGCGTTGATGGCAATCTGCTTCCAAAGCTCGAACGGCTGCAGGCAGTCACGCAGCATCGACCGGCC